CCAGAATATACAGCAGAATGGTTTGTTGTATTGGGTATGGCAATCCTAGGGGTTTTGGTTTTATTCACAGCCCCTAATGCCAAAGCCGATTACATTTATGAAGCCAACCAGTCATTATACGATTTACAAACTAACTCAGTAGGGTCAACAGGACTAGGTTCAAACGATGATGCAGTATCTGGAGCATTTAATATAGGGTTTACTTTTGATTTTTATGGGCAGTCTTTTACCCAAGCAAGAATGGCAACTAATGGTTGTCTTCACTTTAAAACAAGTGGTGCTTACTGTAATGACTTTACCCCTGACCCCTTAACAGGACAGCACACTTATACTTTATACCCCTTTTGGACTGACCTAATAAAAGATAATGGTTCAGCCATGAAAGCTAAAGCCTTTAATGATTATACTATTTTTGGCTGGTATAACATGAGGGAATATAACCAAGCCAATACGGACAATAGTTTTGAAGTCTGGTTATACCCCAACGATACATATGAGTTCCGCTATGGCGGATTAGATATTGATAGCCACGATGTATTGATTGGAGAACAAGGAAGTGCCTCACAAACCTATACTTACCATTTCTTTGATGAATGTAATACAGGAACTACCAATGTATCTGGAACTTGTGTTAGCTACGACTGGAACTCTAGTAGCAATGCTGTGAATACTTTACTGGAAAGTGGTGGTTCTTTATACGGTGATGGCACTAATCAATCATTGTGTGTAACCACTCCTTTAACTTCAGTCAACTGTTCTGGGTATGCGGTGGCTTATTTAACGCAACAGTGTGATTTAAGTGCTTTATACAATGCGGAGTGTACTGGTTATGCAGCAGCATATTTAACGCAACAATGTAATTTAGACAGCCTATATTCTAGTTCTTGTTCTAATTACTGGAGTGCTTATGACGATCAACAATGCGAAGACGACTCTCAATATTCACCTTCCTGTGCAGGTTATACACAAGAAGCCTCAGTTGCTTATTATGTGCAAGATGAATTTGATTACGGTTACGAAGATGACTATAGTTTTACACAAGAAGATATGTGGTATGACGAAGAATACGATGAATGGTTAGACCCTTATGATCCCTGTTACGAGAATAACTGCGAGAACATGACTGATGCTGATTGGTATGCTTTAGATATTGAACAGTTTGGTCAAGAACAAGTAAATGAATGGTACGGAGATGAAGTAGAGTTTTCTAATGACGGCTATATTGAATACGGAACTGTAAGTGAAGAAGAATATTGGACAGCTATTGACGATGGTATGGACGTATATGATTTAGAACAGGAAGCAATATGGGCAGAAGAAGAAATTTATTTAGTTACTTACGATGAAATTGAATACGATCCTTTGCCTTTTGATACCAGCGAAGAACTTATAGAAGATTTTATTCTCCATGAAACTGTATTAACAGAGGACTACGAGGATTTAGATACTTATATAGAATTTGAAAGCGTTGAAGAACTAGATGAATGGTACGAAGAAGAACGGGAACATCTAGAGGAAGAAAGAATAGAAGAAGAATTGCTAGCTGAAGAAGAAAGTATAGAGGAATTAGAAGAAGAATTTGAAGAAGAAATATTTGAAGAAGAAGTGGTGGAAGAACTCTTTGAAGTAATAGAAGAAGAAAGATTGGCAGAAGCGGAAGAAGAAATTTTAGAAGAAAGAGAAGAAAGAAGAGGAGGAATTACCGCTACCCAATTAAACGTAGTAGCCAGCACCATTCAAACAGCTTCTAACAGTGTTTCAGGTACTACGGCTCGTACATCGACTCGTACCGCAGGTTGGGGCAGTAGTACAAGTGGCTCGAGTGGTGGATCGAGTGGTAATTATGGCAGTGGTGGAGGTTCTGTTGTTACCAGTACCGCAGGTAATACAACTACAACAGCAGTAGCCAGTGCAGCTTCGGGAGGTGGATTTTCCATTAGCAGTTCTCCTAGTATTTCAGACCAAATACAAACAGCACAAGTACAAACTAATACAGTTTTAAGTTTGAGTCAGGATATAGGTTCAACTGGCGGAACGGGTGGAAGCACTCAGACAGTGAGTAATGTGACTACAGTAATAACTCCAATGCCAACATTTGATTCAACTCCACAAATAGTAATGGCAGATGTGCAAGTAACCGATATGCAAGGCGAAATTAATACTGCTGTCGGAGGTGTAATGACCGCATCCGAAGCCGATCAAATAGCCGACCAGATAATTGCTGATAATATTAAAGAACAACAAGAAGCAGGACAATCCACACAAGAAGAAACAGGAGAATACGGAGATCAGTCTACTTTAGTAGCTTTTATGGGCTACGTTCCTGGGTTTGATGCTTATAGGGAAGTACGGATCCCACAACAAGCAACTTGGTACGAGCCAAGGGCAATCTATGCAGATGTTTCAATTTCAGATAACATAGAAGCGTTTTATGGATTAGCAAGAACGAACATTAATACGATGCAAAGTTTAATTAATCAACAACCTAATTTATAGGAGAACAATATGGAATGGTTTAAATCAAAAGCAGGGCAATTAATCGCTTTAGCAACCATCGTAAGTACCTTAGCGGGATTTGGTTACGCGGGAGCCGGTTACGTTAATCGTTTAGAAAACCTAGAAAAAAAGATAGGGGGTCTAGGCGAAACAGAAGATGCCCAACAAGTCATAGAACAAAGGTTTGCGACTATTGAAACTTCAGTAGAGTATTTAGAAAAAGAAATTGATGGTATAGAGATTCCTGATAACAACGATAAACTTTCTAATATGAAAGCATCACTCGCTGGTTTAACTAACGATGTAGAAAGAATACTTAGTGATATTGAAAAACTAGAGGATGGGAATAAAAATCCTTTAGCAAATTAACCATGAAAATAGCTTTGATAATGGGTGTGCTATTGCTTTCTACTGTAGCAGGTTCTGCCTTTTGGGTTAATTCATTACAATCACAGATTGGTACATTAAAAGGCAATCAACTTGTTTTAGAAGCCAAAGTCCAAGAACAAAACGAAGCTATTGAAACCGCTTTAAACAACCAAAAAAAAGCACAAACCCTCATGGCTTCTTTAGAAAAAGAGAAGCAAGAAGCGATGCGTAATGTTAATAAGCTAAGAAAAACATTTGCTAAACACGACTTAGATGAATTGACTTTAGCGAAACCAGAACTCATGCAAGGCAAAATAAATAGGGCTTCCAAACGAGTTTTAGAAAATTTAGAAAAATTAACCGACCCCAACCAATTTGATGAAAAAGTTAGCGATACTACTTAGTTTAGCTGTAGTGGCTTCAAGCTGTTCTATGATGGGAGATAGGGTCAAACCTGTTTCTGTAACCACCATTGCCAAACAACAACCAATGTACCATCCGCCTTTACCCATGGAAGTGCAAATGGATCCCGTTGATTGGGAGATACTTACGCCAGACAGTATGCAATTGTATCTAGACAATTTAGAGAAAAAGGAAGCACCGAGAAGAGCATTTTATACATTGTCCAGTAAAGAGTATGAACATTTAAGTATGGACATGGCAGACATCACTAGATACATTACAGAGATATTGGGAATCGTTAGATTTTATAGAGATTACGATAAAGAAGAAGAGGAAAAAAATGAGTGAAGCACCAGAGGCTTTTGTTTACAACGCAACAATGGAAAGAGTTATAGACGGTGATGGGTTTGTATTAAGTGAAATAGATTTAGGTTTTAAAGTAAAATTAGCCAACCAATCGGTCAGAATGGCTGGAATTGACGCACCCGAATCTAGAGTAAATACTAAAAGACAACCTGAACGAATTAAAGAAAAAGCGTTAGGCTTAAAAGCAAAAGAAAGATTGAAAGAATTATTAACAGGGGATATAAGAATTAAGTCATTGGGCCGTGGCAAGTATGGAAGATTGCTCGCCATACCATACGACTGTAACGGGAATGACATTTGTGCAAAACTTATTGAAGAGGGTTTGGCTGCTCCTTATTGGGGTGGTACAAAGAAAGCAAAAGTCAGAGATGACGGAACTTGGGGAGAATAATATGCAAATATCGCAAGAAGGTTTGTCGCTAATAAAAAAATACGAAGGCTGTGAGCTAGAAGCTTATTTATGCCCCGCAAAAGTTTGGACAATTGGTTATGGTCACACCAAAGGAGTTGAAGAAGGCAATAAAATAACCAAAGAAGAAGCAAATTACATGCTACAAGAAGAAATGATTGAGTATGAAGGCTATGTTAATGACATGGTAGATGTGGAATTAAACCAAAGCCAATACGATTCTTTGTGCGCCTGGGTATACAACTTAGGACCTACAAACTTTCAAAGCTCTACGTTATTAAAAGTTTTAAATGAAGGAAAATATAACGAAATACCACAACAAATTAAAAGATGGAACAAGGCTGGTGGTGAAGTCTTAAATGGTTTAATACGCAGAAGAGAAGCAGAGGCTTTATTATTTGAAGGAAAAGAATGGCTTTAACTAAACTAATACTTAATCCTGGCATTAATAAAGAGTCTACTGACCTTATGGATAAAGGCGGATGGGCTGATGGTAATTTAATTAGATTTAGAAAAGGGTTGCCAGAAAAAATTGGTGGTTGGAATAAAGCAACAACTGAAAACTATGAAGGAACAGGTCGTGCATTGACGGCATGGGTTGCTCTTGATGCTACAAAATATTTAGGATTAGGAACTACTTTTAAATACTACATTACAACCGGGGATATTCTTAACGATGTAACTCCAATTCGTGTAACTACAGGAGCCAATGAAATTTCTTTTGCTAAAGAAGGTAACGGAGATGCGACTCTTAATGTTACGGACACTGCCCATGGAGCGGTTGTAAACGATTTTGTAACTTATAGCGGTTGTGTAAGTTTAGGCGGTCTTATTACAGCTAGTGTACTAAACCAGGAATACCAAATTACCACCATTACGAGTGCCAATGTTTATACGATAGAAGCCAAGGACACTAGCGGTGATGAGGTTACTGCCAACGCTAGTGATAGTGGCAATGGTCAAGGCACTGTTATTGGTGCGTATCAAATTAATGTTGGTCTTGATGTGTACGTTTCTTCTACTGGTTGGGGAGCAGGCCTGTGGAGTGCTGGAACATTTGGATCTGCAACAGCTTTGTCTGCCACAGATCAATTAAGATTGTGGTCGCATGATGCTTTTGGTGAAGATTTAATTATTAATCCTAGAAATGGAGGAATATATTATTGGGATGAATCATCAGGATTAAGTAACCGAGCAGTAGACATTACAACTTTATCTGGAGCAAATTTATCTCCAACAAAAGGTCTTCAAACTATTGTTAGTGATGTTGACCGTCATGTTATTGTTTTAGGTGCAGATGCTATTTCTGGCAGTGCCAGGACAGGAAACATTGATCCATTGTTAATAGCATTTTCTTCTCAAGAAAGTATTACAGATTGGGAACCAACTTCTACAAACACAGCAGGATCGTTAAGACTTTCATCAGGATCTCAAATTGTTGGTGGACTAAGAGCAAGACAAGAAATCCTTATATGGACTGACACAGCTTTATACAGCATGCAATTTGTAGGTGCTCCGTTTACTTTTGGAGTTAATTTAATTAACGAAAACGTTGGTCTTATATCTCCGAATGGATTTATTAATGCACCTGATGCTGTGTATTGGATGGCTAGAGATGGCTTTTATACATACACCGGTTCAGTACAAAGATTGCAGTGTTCTGTTTTAAATTACGTTCTTGATGATTTTAATTCAAGTCAATCATTTAAAGTTACAGCATTTACAAACAAAGAGTTTAATGAAGTGGGTTGGTTTTATCCGTCTTCTTCCAGTACAGAAATAGACAGATACGTTACATACAATTATTTAGAAGGAGCATGGAGCATCGGAGAGCTTTCACGAACAGCATGGCTAGATGATGGCATATTTGAAAAACCTAGAGCAACAGGCAAAGACAGTTCCGTTAATTATATTTATATACATGAAGATAGTGATGACGCAGATGGATCTCCAATGAATAATGTTTTCATTGAATCCGGTGATATTGATATTGAAGATGGAGAAAAGTTTGGCTTTGTAAGAAAAATTATTCCAGACGTTAAGTTTTTTGGTACTAATTCTACTGGTGGGCAAATAAATTTTGTTTTAAAAACAAGGAACTTTCCCGGAGACAGCTTAACTACAAACTCTACCAACGATGTAACTAGTAGCACACAACAAAACTATGTTAGAGCTAGGTCTAGACAAATAGTATTTAGAGCACAGTCAGAAGATGATGCAGCAACCGGGGTAAGAACTGGGTTTAAATGGAGACTTGGAGCAAATAGAATTGAGATAAGGCCTGATGGTAAAAGGTAATGGCAAAACTTCTCAACA